TGGACAAGATGAACTTACAAAGGTTATACCACGATGTGTAGCACTTGCTTATTATGAAGACGGCACGCCTAAGCGGTCGTGTGGGGTATTCTATCCAGATATTAACGCAGTCTGGACTAAAGAAATGAATGAGTTAGATTATAGGGGTGAAGATGGAACTATGGGTTATGGAAATGCGCCAGTAAGAGTCTATCAAAAGAAACTTAAAGCCCTTACCGATAAACAATTTGACTCAAGTATTTAGGGGGGGCGTCAAGCAGGGTTCTTGCGCCCTGGCCCTCTCTTGACAAATAAATACTTCTATGATATAATAATACTAACAGATTAAAGTATGGTAATGGGTAATCGTAGGAACACGCTTTCTCTCCACATTCTAGATAAAGTAGTCCTTTAGCTAGGTGTTTAACCGCAGTGTTCACTCATACTATGAAAACTGATAGCCAAAGTGTCATTACCATACTCAATTTATTAGGAACATATGGAAAACGAGTTATTAAAAAGACTTATCGCAATTATCGCAAGATTTGATCAAGGACTAACTGACGCAGAAGGTGGAGAGGGGATAGATAAGCCAGCAATCAGAGAAGCCAAACTAATCTTGAGTTCTGATGATGATACTTCTTTTGTGTATGATTTAAATCACAATGATGCGGCAGAGATTGTTGGTCAATTTTCTCTTTTTAAAAAAGGAGAAGATGAAGTTGTTACCCCGATTCCCATTTCAAGTTTTGTTCAAGAAGGTAAGATTGAAGGTATAGCTACAAAGGATATTTTATTAAATTAAAAAAAGGATATTATGACATTAAAAATTGATTTCGGTGAAAGTGATTTTGCTCCAGAAGAAACCCCTAAAGCAGCAGGTGGTACTGAACTTATGCAGAAGTGGTTATTTTCTCGTATTGATCCAGAACTAAAGAATTACTTTCAATGGGTCGCTTCTCGTAAAAGGAAATTAGAAGATAAACCAAGACTGTTTTGGGCTCATGATCTTGCCCAAGATCCAGAAGTTGCATTTCTTAAAGAACATAAGAATATGCTAGACTTTGAAAAGATACTCTTTGTCAGTAATTGGCAACAGTATCAGTATGGAGTTTATCTTGGTCTTCCTTATGATCATGGTGTTGTTATTCAACACGCCATAGAACCCATTCCAGAACATGAAAAACCCAAAGACAAAATTTCTTGTATCTATATGAGTACACCTCATCGTGGATTAGAGGTTTTACTTGGTGCTTGGAAACATCTCAAAGAAAACAATAAATCTGAAGAAGTTCAATCAGCAGAACTGAATATCTTTTCTAGTTTTAAACTATATGACCGTCCTCACATGGATGAACAATATCGCCATGTATATAAAGCTGCTCAAGAAATGGATGGTGTCAATTATCATGGTACAGTATCTAATGATCAGATTAGAGAAGAACTTACCAAGAATCATATCATGGCATATCCATCAGTTTACATGGAAACGGCTTGTATTTCAGTAATGGAGGCTATGAGTGCTAAGTGTATGGTGGTGTGTCCTAATCTTGGAGCCCTTCCAGAGACTTGTGCAAATTTTGCTTGGATGTATGGATATGAGCCGGGGCCCGAGAAACATATTGCGGTTCATTCACATATTCTTGGAAGGGCTATTGAGTCTTATAGAAAAGATGAAACAGAAATTTTGTTGCGTTTACAGAAAACATATTTTGATACTTTTTACAATTGGGATATGCGGATGAATCAATGGAATCAGTTTCTTGAGTCAATCAAAATGAGAATAGAGATGGAGAAAGATGATACTACTTGATTATAGTCAAACTGTGATTGGTTCTTTCATGGCTGTGGGTAGAGGTAAACCAGTTGTAGAAGAAGACCTGTTAAGACACACAATACTCAATTCAATCAGAATATTTCGTAATCAATTTACAAAAGATTATGGAGAAATGGTTATTTGTTGTGATGATAAGAATAATTGGAGAAAAGAAGTATTTCCAGAGTACAAAGCAAATCGTAGGAAAAATAGAGAGAATGACATTACGGATTGGAAAACTCTCTTTGAACTATTACATGAAATGAGAGAAGAGCTCACTAAATACTTTCCATATAAAGTCATGCACGTAGATACTGCGGAGGCTGATGACATTATTGGTGTTCTTGTTGACCATTGTGAAGAAAATCCTACTCTGATACTTTCTAGTGATAAAGACTTTATTCAGTTACAAAAGTATCAAGGAGTGAGACAATGGTCACCACTTCAGAAAAAGTTTGTAGTTGGTGATCCTGTAGAATCTCTGTATGATAAGACCATTAGAGGTGATACTGGTGATGGTGTTCCTAACATCCTGTCTTCTGATGATACTCTTATAACTGAAGGAAAACGCCAAACTCCTATAACTAAGAAGAAAATGGAACTATGGAGAGGTAAAAAACCAGAAGAATTCTGTAACGAAGCCATGCTCAGAAACTACCATAGAAACAAGACAATGGTTGATTTGAGGGAAACTCCAGAATCAATTCGTATAAATATAGTAAATCAATACGATAATCAAGAAGCTGGTGATAGAAGTCAACTCTGGAATTATTTTGTTGATAATAGATTGAAGAACCTTATGGATGTAATTGACGAGTTTTAATTATGACAACTAGTTTACCAAGAGTTTTTAGTGAGATTGCAGCAGCACCCACTAAAAAACAAAAGAAAGAACTATTATTAAAATATGATTGTTTTGCATTACAGCAAATTTTAAAAGCAACATATGATCCGAATATAAAGTTTCTCTTACCGCCGGGTTCACCTCCCATAGTCAAATATCAAGGAGACACAAACGAGCCAAATCCAACTTATCTACATTTTCATATTAGAAAGTTGTATTTGTTTGTTGAAGGTCAATCTCCCAAAAATTTGACTAACATGAAAAGAGAAAAAGCATTTACAGATATTTTAGAAGGTATACATCCTTCTGAAGTAGAACTTCTTCTGCAAGTGAAGGATAAAAAACTAAAATGCAGAGGATTAACTTTTAACTTAGTAAAAGAAACTTTTCCTAATTTATTACCATGATCACAAAAAGTTTAGAAGAGAGAATAGTCAATTTAACCAAAGTTACTACAGATAATGTACAAACAACTGTAGAAGCTGAACTACGGCAATTGGAAATGAAGGGCGGAGTACCGATACAAGTTTCGGTTGTTCTTGCTAAGGAAGATGATTTTCAATTTACTATGGATTGGGATAGTACCATGTCAAAATTTTCCACTACACTAGATGGAATAGAATGGTACTCTGATTTTGATTACTCCTTATACTCCCCCAAATTATGGGAAACTGGTAGTATTGCCAGAGCTCCCCGCCGTGGCCGAAACTCTCCTATTTAAGTTTAAGTAAGTGGCTATCATACTTAACTCAACACTACCAAAAGAGGAATATGAAAATATTCATTGCCCTAGTAGGGCTTCTTACTCTGTGGTCTGCTACGTTAAATTCAGGCAGCACATATAAAATTTGGGTTCCGCCAACAATTACTGACAAACAGGCAACAATAATGTCTCCATTACAAATGACTACAAATGGAAAGACTACAGTTGTACCAATGGTGAATTCAGAAGAATTAGAGTGTATGACAAAAAATATATATTTTGAAGCAGCAGTGGAATCTACGGCTGGAAAATTAGCAGTAGCACAAGTCACTATGAATCGTGTGAGATCACATCATTATCCAAATACCGTTTGTAAAGTTATTACACAAGGAAAGCATTACAGTTCGGGATTTCCAGTAAAAGACCGATGCCAATTTAGTTGGTATTGTGATGGTAAACTTGATGACCCACCTACTACTGGTTCAATGTGGAGAGCGTCACAAGAGATTGCTAAGTATGTCTTAACAACTCCTGACTTGAAAGACATAACGGATGGAGCAACCCATTATCACGCAGACTATATCAGTTCACCGCGGTGGGCAAACCCACGCCGTAGAACAGTAGAGATTGATACTCATATTTTTTATAATAAATCCAAAAGGACTAAAAAAAAGACTTGACAAGATCTTGACAAATACATGAAAGAGAATTAATTTATGCCAACGTATGATTACAGATGTGAAAAGTGTGGAACCGAGTTTGAAGATTTTCTACCCATGTCTAAAAGAACTGAACCTACAGAAGAACCTTGTGATAAACAACTTCACCGAGCAGTACCTGTTTGCGGTGGAAAAATTACACAAGTTCCTGGCCTGACTTCCTTTGCCTATGATAACATAGCATCGCCGGGGCATCCAAAAAAACCGCCCGGATGGATGACGGATAAACTCAAAGAGATTAAGAAGAACCAAGCAAAGTCAACTATGAGTTGGCATCATTGATATGAAAACATTTAATCATGTAGGTAGTGAATTACAAGACTTACGAACTGAAAACATTGAAGGTAAAAGACATTATGTTACACCCGATGGGAATAAGTACATATCTATCACCACACTTCTATCAAACCTCTCCAAAGCTGGTATACAGAAGTGGAGAAAGCGGGTTGGAGAAGTGGAGGCTAACAAAATATCAACCAAAGCCTCTCGACAAGGAACCCGCGTACATTCTATCTGTGAGTCCTATATCAAAAACGAAGACGGATTTCTAGACGGCCGGATGCCCAACGAGGTCGAAATGTTCCAATCCATAAATCCTTTACTTGATAAAATTGATAATGTTCATGTTACTGAAGGAGCGTTATATTCGGATGAATTAAAGATTGCAGGGAGAACAGATTTAATCGCAGAGTTCGATGATGAGTTGGCAGTGATTGATTATAAGACTTCCAGAAAAATAAAGACATGGGATATGTGTCATGCCTACTTCATGCAAGGAGCTTTTTATGCACACGCGTATGAGGAACGAACAGGAATCCCGATAAACAACATTACAATTATCATGGCAGTAGAGAACGAAAAGCCTTTACTTTTCAGAGAGACAAAAGATAGATGGATGGAACCTTTGAAATCTGTGATATATAAATATTCATAGAGAATTCCATTGTGATGACCTGAGAGGATATTTACACAAGACCCCGCTTCGATGCGGGCATCTCCACCAAGGGCACATATGATTGAGAAACAAAAGGCCACTATCATCATTTATGTGTTCCGTTGTTGGGGATGAAAGGTTTCGATTGTGGAAGAAAGTATCAGAGAGCAAGGAAGAGGGTGATGACCTACATCGAATAATCTAATCGCAAATAATGACGATTATACCGCATTCTCTTACGCACTCGCTGCGTAAGTATAGCCGAGTTAGAGTTTCGACTCCGGCCAGTCGCTTGGGAACAGAAGAACTGGCCACCACACTTAGAAAGGAAATATGGCAGGAGGACATCAAAATGAATCAACTTCAGATAATAGAGCAAAAGTTTCTAGGAGTAGGTTTGAACAGGATGTAGTACGACTTGATGCTACGCCATGGTATTTGATTCCAGAAAGACACGAAAAAGAAACAGGAGATGCCTTTAAATATTTCAATGTACCTTATGGTGCAGGAGTGTGTAAAGTTTCATGGCCTGATGGGCCTAAAGGACAATTAGAATTTGAATGGAGATAATATGTGGCTGAATATAAGAATGAAGAACCCTGTGAATTTATTTACAGTATAACTGCTGTAGAGAAGGTGGTAGATGGAGATACTATTGATGCAGTTTTTGATTTGGGTTTCGATGTACGGATATGCAATAGAATCCGCCTGCTCGGAATCGACACCCCCGAATCACGAACAAGAGATTTGGAAGAAAAATTTTATGGAAAATTATCCTCTGCAGCACTCAAATCGTGGGTGCATTGGGCAGTCATGTCAGACAGAGATGATATTGAAATTCAATGTCGATGTCCAGAATCAGACAGTAGAGGTAAGTTCGGCAGAGTACTAGGTGAACTTTGGATAAATTGTACAGAAGATGGACATGAGTTTGGTGGATGGACAAACATAAACAAATGGATGTGTGAAAGTGGTTATGCAGTTGGATATTTTGGTGGAAGTAAAGAGGAAATTGAAGAGGCTCACATGAAAAATAGACAAGTGCTTCTAGAACAACAAGGTATTAAATATGAAGGAGAAAAATAATGGAAATAGATGATGAAGTAAAACAAATAAAAGTGACAGGAAGTAAGGCTATAGAATCTCGCAAAAAAATGAATTTTATGGCAAGATTTTTCTTGTCTGTAACTATCTTAGGAACATTCATTTTTTTAATTTGGTTATTGTTCTTTACAGAATTAAAAGCTGACTCCCGGGACCTGGTAAATATTTTGATTGGCGCCTATGTCGCAGTGCTAGCGAAAAGCACAGATTACTGGTTCAAGGATAAGGATGATCTAGAGCACAAAGAGTCTGAAACTCTGAATACGAATGGTGC